CATAGCAGGAGAGTACGGAGACAGAACAAAAAGACCACACTACCACGGTATTTTTTTTGGACTAAAACCAGAGGATGGAGTATGGTACAAAAACCAGAAAGGCAACGCATACTTTAAAAGCGAATGGCTAACAAACCTATGGGGAAAAGGCTTTGTAGACTTTTCACCAGCAGCACCGGGGTCTTATGCATACGTGGCACAGTACGTCAATAAAAAAGCAATCGGCGCAGAGCAAAGCGCAAAATACTGGATGCAAGGCCGTGAACCAGAATTCAGAATCATGTCAAAAGGCATCGGGGAAGAGTACCTAAAAGAGCACATGAACGAAATATTAAAAACCGACAACATCACATGCGCAGGAGGGCGACAAAAAAGGCCACCAAGGTACTTTGATAAGCTTCTTGATAAGGATACCAGCAAAGACGATGAAAGCTACTTCAAGGCACATTCTGACGAGCTGAGAGCGGTAAAAGCCAAAAGACGAAGAAACGCAGTGCTTAGCCTTGTAAACTTAGAGCAAAACACCAGTGTTCCATACTCAACATACCTAGAGATACAAAAAGAAAAAGACAAGCAAAAACAAAAGTGGAGAGAGCCAAAAGAAACCTTATAACCAATAAAACAAAGCGCCTGCAGCGGGCAAGTGTGCGCAACGTCAAAATTTTTCAACGAAAAACCTTGACTTTTGCACACACTAAGAATACAATAAAGACAGAACGCAGAAAGGAGGTAACGCAATGGCACATCGTAGCGGCGCAGGCCGTGGCGACCAACGGAAATTTACACAGACCGCAAAACGGACGAAAAACATCAACGTACGACCGAAGGTCAGCCGGGGCGGCATCCGGCTGTAATGTTCCAAACGAAAAAATGAAAGGAGGTGAACAAATGGACTTTAATGAAAGCATGAACATTTTTCTGAAAATCCTCGCAATGCTGGATAAGATTTACCACGCAATTGTAAAGGAAGAGGAAGAGACTAAAGAGGAGGAGTAAGATGAAACATGAAGAATACAGCTTATTTAATCAGAGCACCCACCAAATAAGTGAACACTTCAAAGTAAGAGAATTTGCACAAAAAGACTTCCGATGCGACAAGGTAATTGTAGACAGAGAACTTATAGACGTTTTGGAAGATATACGCGCACAATTCAACAAACCTGTGATTATAACCTCTGGATACCGGACACCAGAATACAACGCAAAAATCGGCGGTGTAAAAAACTCACAACACACAAAAGGCACGGCGGCCGATATCAAAGTATCTGATATTCCGGCAAGTCGAGTACAAAAGTATCTGAAAAACAAATATCCGAATAAATACGGCATCGGAAGTTATTCAACTTTCACACACATAGACGTAAGAACAAAAAAAGCACGTTGGAGGGGCTAAAAAATGACGCTTAAATTCTACAGTTTTCACGATGCAATCACGAATGGCTACAGCAGTCCTTTCCTGCAGCAGAACAGAGCGCAAGCAATCCGAACCGCGAAATGGAAGGCAAACGAGTCCAAACTGCAGGAAATCGAGGACATCAGCTTAGTGGAGTTGGGCGACTTCAACACCGAAACCGGCGAAATGTTCGGAGCGAAACCTAACCAACTGTGCAAGCTGGTAGACCTGAAGGAGACATACAATGCTAAATCCTAACGTCATGGTACGGTACTATGGAGTACCAACCGAAAGAGTGACAAGCAAAACCGGCAGCGAAACAGCACCAACATGGAAAGCAGTAAAGCGACCGAACGGCAAAACGGACTACATCCGACAACCGGATGAAAATGTATACGAAAAAATTCAGAAAGCGGGCGAGGGATACGACCTTGCAAGCGCAATCGCAAGACTGGAAGCCGGAGACTTTTCAATCAAAGCAAAGAGCACAATCTACACCGAGGGCACGCCACTGGAAAATCTGCCTAAAGACATTGTGACGATGCACGAAACGGCACAGAAGGCAGCAGAAACGCTGGAACAGCTGAAACAGACACAGCAGACCGAACAGCCGAAGCCGGAAGAAAAGCCGAAGCCGGAAGAAAAAAAAGAAGAGGTGAAGCAAAACGAACCGAAACAGTGAAAGCCATTTCGCGCAAGTACCGCGAATGGAAAGACCGCGATCAAAATTTGACCGCGGACATCAGCTTTTGACGACCATCAACGAAGGCGAACTAGTACCCATCTACATGGATGAAGTGCTGCCGGGTGACACAGCACAGATACAGCTTAACGGGCTTATCAGAATGAGCACTCCTATCTATCCCATCATGGATAACTGTTACATGGACACATATTTCTTTTTTGTGCCTGCGAGACTTTTGTGGGAACACTTCGAAAATATGTTTGGTGAAAACGACACCGACTATTGGGCAGAAGATACGGAGTATTCCACTCCAAAATGCACCATCGGCGGCACAAGCGGCCTTGCAAATGGTTCCATCGGTGACTATTTCGGACTGCCGACACAGGTAACGAACGCACTAGAAGTGAACGCATTGCCTGCACGAGCATACTGCAAAATCTACAACGAGTGGTTCAGAGATGAAAATATTGAAGCGCCGCTTATGTTGGGATACAAAAAGACGGATGACGGCGGCACAAATGAAGACGCAAGCAAAGTAACCGAAAATGCAAACGCTCTCGACCAGACGACCAACACCAACGAAGCGACGTTGTATGCAATGAAACCGGCAAAGGCGGGAAAGTTCCACGATTATTTCACTTCTTGCCTTCCTTCACCGTTGAAAAATGCAGAACCGGTAACGCTGCCAATGACAGGAGCAGCGGGAGTATATGCATACACAGATAAAGAACTCAAAAATAAAACAGAAGCAACCATAAACAGCTATACAAGCCAAACGGACTTTGGAGGAACAACAAATCAAAAACTTTACGACACGATACTGTGGACAAATGAGCCAGAACAAATATACGTAGGAAACGGAACAGCAAAAGAAAGACTCTATATGGGGGCAGACCTGAGCCAAGTAACCGCAACAAGCATCAACGACTTGAGACAGGCCATCGCGCTGCAACACATCTTTGAGAGCGATGCCAGAAACGGCACGAGGTACAGAGAATTCCTTTCCGGGACGTGGGGCGTAACGAGTCCGGACAGCCGGCTACAAATTCCTGAATACATTGGCGGGCAGCGCATTGCAATCAATGTGAATCAGGTGGTACAGACCAGCCAGACAGACACCACGACCGGGCAGGCACTGGGCAACACGGCGGCATACAGCCTGACGACCTGTTCAAAACAGATGGCAGACTATGCAGCAACGGAGTACGGCTATATCATCGGTCTGGCAGTGGTACGAGTGGAACACAGCTACCAACAGGGGCTTGGAACGAAGTGGACGCGCGGCGGTCGATTCACGTACTACGACCCGCGTCTTGCAGCACTGGGCGAACAGCCGGTATACAACAGAGAAATTTACGCAGACGGAAGCGAAAAAGATAGCCAGATTTTTGGCTATCAAGAAGCTTGGGCGGATTACCGTTACAAACCTTCCTACGTAACCGGAGAAATGAGATCAAACTATCAGACGTCTTTGGATGCATGGCACTATGCAGACGACTATGACAAGCTGCCGACACTGTCGGCGGAGTGGATTCAGGAAGGACGCGAAAACATTGATAGAACTATTGCGGTAACCTCCGCAGTGAGTCACCAATTCTTATGTGATTTCTGGTTCAACGAAACGTGGTTCCGGGAAATGCCTATCTATAGCATTCCGGGAATCGAAAGAATCTAAGAAAGGAGAAAGCCGGGCAAAAACCCGGCTATTTTTAAATGGGTACACTTTTATCATGGATGCCGTACATAATGCAGGGACTTAGCATTCTGACAAGCGTTGCAATGAGTTCAAACCAGAGCAGTGCAACAAGCAGCCAGAAAGCCGGACAGGAAACATCCAGCGGAAGCGAAACAACAACCGGAAGTCTGACAGCACCGCAACAAATCGGCTCAACACAGATTGGAACACCAACAGGCATCACCACATACAACAATCAGGGCAGCGTAAACATGGCAAACGGCATGAGTTTTTTAAGCTCAATTATCAGTAATCTGATGAACGCGGGAAGCCAAGCAAGCGCAAAAAAATACAACTCCGCAGAAGCGGCGGCAGAAAGAGCCTTTGCAAAGGAAATGCGCGGCACAGCATATCAGGACACTGTAAAGGACATGATAGCGGCGGGCATCAATCCAATACTAGCAGCAAACAACGGCGCGACAGCAACGCCAAGCGGGGCAAGCGCAAGCATCGGAACACAGCACTACAACCAGCAGAGCGCACAGGCAGCGGCAGTATCAGCAATGTATGAATACGGTAACAATACCGCAGAGTTAGCAAACAGATACCTCGAACTGGCAAAAAAAAGCACCAGTGCAAAACAGTACCATTCTGCAAAGAGCTTTAATGAAGCAGCAAGCAGTTTAGCACAGTCAAGTGCAAAACAGGTCAGCAATTACAACTATGCGGCAAACAACTTGCTCGACGAGCTGGGAGACGCAGGAGACAAGCTAAAAGACGCAGGAGACAAAGCAGCAGAATCAGCAAAAGGCGCAGGCAGAAAAGCAGCATCGGCTTTTAAAGACAGCTGGGAAAAAGGCGGGAAAAACATCACACCATACACATCAATCAATCCTAATCAGATAATGGGCGCGTATAGAGGAGATTAAGTTTTCAACAGTTTCAACAGTTTCAACAGGTTTTCAACAGGCTTTCAACAAAAAAACACAAGAAAAAATGGCCGTTAAAAAAACTTTCAACAATTCAACAAGTTTTAAACAAAACTTTCAACAAGAAAGAAGGCGATAAATATGCGTATCAACGCTAAAAATTAGACTTTTCAACAGTATCAACAGGCCCTACTACTACTCCTACAACAAGTAATATATAGAGCAAATAAAGCAAAATAAAAGCCCTTCCGCACAAAGTTAAGGTTTCCCAGCACAGGGACACCAAAAAGAAGACCATAAAAAATAAAAGTATGCAGAGTAGAACAAGGGCCGTCAAACTACCGTTGACGGCCCCTTTGCGACAGCGTCCCCTAGCGCGGGGACTGTCGCTATCGATAGATAATAATGTATTGCGCGCACGCGCGCGAAACGCGCACGCGCACGCAATTTAAATCAAAAACGAAAGAGAGGTGTCAACTGGCGCAAGATAGACAAGTAAGCTTGCGCCAAACCTATGCCATGTACAAATCCGAATGTTTTCCAGATGAACACGAAAAAGCCAACAATGTGGGGAAGTCTAAACTACCTAAAGAAACAGAACCTAGAAAAAACCATCATGGACGGCGTAAAAAAAGGAAACATCGCATTATTGCCATGCGGAAAATGTGAATACTGCCGAAAACAGATAGCAGACCAATGGGCAACAAGAATAGAACTAGAGGCCCAAAAATGGAAAGATGTAATCTTCGTTACAATGACCTACGATGAAGAACACATACCATTCGGTGAAATCATAAAAGGCAATCAAAGCATCCAATCACAGACAGTAAGCAAAAGAGACGTACAACTATTTTTAAAACGTCTCAGAAAAGCATACAAAAAGCCGATAAAATACTTCATAGCAGGAGAGTACGGAGACAGAACACTTTTCCCCGCATACGCGGGGGTGAT